GAAGTTGTTGCCGAGGCAATTACCGCTTTCTCTGACGCTATTGAAAATGGTTCTACTATTGAAGAGGCTACAGAAGAGGTTGCTATTGTTTTAGAAAATAGTGCAGAGGAAGGTCCTCGTAAAGTAACTCCTCCGTCAGAAAAGACAGAGCCTGTTTCTGAAAATAAGAAAGAGGAGAAGCCTAAAGCTGAGGAGAAAGAAAAGACAGAAGGTCCTACACTTAATGATTCTGAAACTATCGTTGCCTTCACTATTGCAGGAAACGCTAAATCCATCATGGATATCGAAGGTGTTTCTCAAGCAGATGCAGTTAATAAAGCTGTCCTTGAGATGAGCAATGGGGATCAGGAATCTGCTGATAGATACTTGGCTCAACCAGGTGTTAAAGAAACTATCGAGAAGAGAATCAAACAGATGAAGGCGAAGACCGCTAGAAAGTTGGAGTCTGAATCTAATAAAGTTACTATTAGTGAACGCAAACTTCTTTTGGATAGAGTTAAGGCTGAAATTAAAGCTGCTCTTGAAGGTCGTAAAGAAGGTGTCAAAGAGGGGGTAGAAAAGGGTAAAGAACAAGCGCAAAAGACTATCGATGCGTTAAATAAAAAACTTGAAGAAGGTAAGATAACTAAACAAGAATTACAAGACCGAATCAAGGAACTTGGGTATAATGTGAGATGGCAGGCTGCTGAAGCAAGACTTGCAGGAGAAATTGCAGGTAAAAAAGCAGGTCGTGAAGAAGGGCGTAAGGAAGGTATTGTGGAGGGAAAAGACCTTGGCCGAAAAATGGGTAAAAGATTCGGTCAATATCTTGGATATTTCAGAGGTTTAAGAGCAGGAAGATTAGAGCAGAAAGGTTTGGGTGCTATGGTTGCTGATTACATAAAAGATGTAATAGACAACGAGTTTGGCAAGAAAGGAGCAATTAGTCCTGCTACTCTAAAAGCCATCTCTCGCAGAGCTGCAACCATATCTAACCAAAAGCAATTAGATGCCTTTGTTTCTTACTTAGATAAAATCATTGCCAACAGAAGATTAGCAGAGGGCATCAATGAAATCCAAAGACAACAAAAGAAGTTGTTGAACAAGATTGGATATCAGTATACAACACAAATGAAGCAGTTTGCGAAGTTTGATTTGTATACAGCAGATGTTGACTTGGCTTTTGACATGAATACTTTAGAGCAGTATTTACAGGCTCTTCAAGACTTGAATTTAAAAGTACCTAACATTGGCAAAATGATGCAGTTGTTTGATGGAATGAACGCCATCAATCAAAGCAATTTACCTGCTGATTTAGATGTTGTTGATGAGTTCAAGAAATATCAAGACGCTGCAAATAACCTATTCCAAAACACCGTTATTAACAACTTTGATGACTACAAGAAATTCAAAAGAGAAGTTAATAAATATATCAGAGCCGTAAACAATTTACTTGATTTAGGAGCAATCACAGAACTTCAGCACCAATCATTCTTAAACTCAGTTGTTGATGGAGACGCAAAATATAATACATATGCCGGTCAGTTCCAAGATGAGATTGATGCGTTGAAAAAAACTATCATTGATGGAATTGTAGACAGAAGCACTAATAGCCTTTGGGATTCTATTAAGGATTGGTTGACCAACTCTCCTAACAACTTCACTCGCAATCAGAAAAAACTAATCGAGCAACTTCAAAGAGTGAAGGCTGATAACTTAATGACTTTAAGTCTTGACGATCTTGACTTATCAAATCAAGTAGTTACTCAAATTGCTGAGAATGGATTTGTTGACGAGAAAAACTTGCGAAGCATTTTGGATCGTGCAGAAATCAGAGGTGAGAAGATAGGTGAACAACTAATCTCTCAATCCAATAAAATGAGTTCTAAATATAAAGGTGCAAATGCCTTTATGAAGATGTCTTTAGACCTACTCAACAAGAGTGTTGTTTTCTGGGAATCAAGATTAGGCATGAAAGAGAATGGTGCGTTCAGAAAGAATGTCATTGATCCTATAACTAACGCTATCAACGGATGGACTGAAGACACTCAAAGAATCCTTAAAGGTTACCGCGACTCTGTTGTTAAGTTGAAACTAAAAGGAAGTTACAAAGTAAAGACAACAAAACTTGAAAAGGGACAAGTGGTTCCAACTGGCAAGACTCGCAAGATTTCTAAGGAGGCTTACAGAAGAGTTAAAATAGGTGTTATCGGTCACATCCTAGATAACGCTTGGAACGCAAAGCAAAAGAAGAAGGTTGTTAATGATTGGTTAGGAGATCAATTGAGAGACAACTCTGCAAGAAATGCTATGGCTGATGAAAGTATTGACGAGTTAGACATCGTGCAAGATGTTTACAACGATTTACTCCAGCAGTTTTCTGACGCAAACGGAAATCTTGACCACATGGCTATTTTGGAAGCGTTTGAAGACCCTCAAAATCAAGGTTCTGTTATGAGTGCAGATGAACTTGAGTATTATGACGCTGCAAGAACTGCATTACAGGAGTCTGGTGAGTATATCAATAGTGCCAACTCAATCAGAAACAAGCAACACGAATTGAATCCATACTATATGCCTCGTCAAAGTGTAGGAGAAGGAATGAGTTCAATCACATCTAATGACGTTTCGTACAACCAGGAATTGGGTACAGCTCTTCGATCATCAGCATCTTACGCTCGTACATTACAAGTTCCGAAAGAAGCAATCAGATTTAATGTTGACAGACTTGTAGCGACCAATGTTTCAGAAGGTCTTCGTGACTACTATTTAACTGATGCAAAGAGATATGTGAATGAGGTGTTCTCGAATGCTAGAGAAAATGCTACAAACGAGGAAATGGATGTGTTAAGAAATCTTCAAAGATTAAATAACACTCGCATTCCGTTTGCTTTAAACAAAGTGAAACCTGTGATGATTGCATCTCCTTTAATGAATTTGTTCTACACAAATGCTTTGATTGGAGTCCACAGAACTCCTGTTGAATTTTTAAACAACGTAATTTCATATTCATTAGGTAATAGAAGTTCTAAAAGTATTACGCTTCCATTTTCATCAAAAGAAAAAGAACAAACAAATAATTTATTATCTGAATTTCAATCTTCAGTTCAGTTTGAAGCTCCAGAAAAAGAAACTCGTTTTATAAGCAAAAAGTGGTATCAGTCTTCTAAGGGAGTAAATGGGATGATAAGCACTCAAAAAGCAACTCAATTATTGATACCTACCTTAAACAATATAACCGCATTTATGCGGAAGGGAGAATGGAAGACTCAATTTGATAGAGCCTTTGAAAATATTACAGGTGAAAAATTCAACTACGAAAAACACTTTGTTAAAGAGAAGGCAAAATACTTTGAGGACATGGAACAAGCTGCGTCTGATGCCGACTTTAATGTAAGAAGAATTATCAAGGGTGGAAACAAATCAGAACAAAGACAATTTGTTCAATGGGTACCGTTTGTTAAGAAAGGAAGAGTTGAAGCGGATAGTTTTGCAGCTTCATTCCTTGGAATGTTCTCAGGATTTATTGGGCATGACGTTGACAATATGACTATTGGTTTGCGTAAAGCTATTAAACCAGGTGAAGTCAAAGATGGTGTGACTCAGTTCTTAGGTGCGGCGATGAGACTTTCGTTATATCCTACATTAATGTTGGTTGTAAAGTCTTTAAGCAAAATGTACTTTGGGGATGACGATGAGAAAGAAGATGGAAAAGAAACCTTAGACCGTTTAAAGACTCCTGAAGGATGGGCAGACTTAGGTATATACACAGCAAAACAATTAACTGCTACAACAGTCATGGGTAAATATGCCTTTGGTGGTAAAGTAATTGGAAATTTATTATTACATCTTTCTTACACTATGACAGAGGACAGAAGGCAAAGAAGATTTATAGAAGATACAATGAGAGAATTGTACTTCACAGATCCTATTGACCTCAAGTATTTCAACAAAGATGACTGGCAATTGCAAATGACAGCAAATTTAGAGCCTATATCTAAAATGTTAGCCGATGACATTAAAAACCTTGTTGATGATATTAAAAACAAAGGGAGAGAAAAAGTCACTCTCTATGATATATACGAATGGACTCAACAAACAGATGAAGGTAAGCAATGGTTATACATGGCTAATAGCATCATGACATTAGGTCAATTAGCTTCTGTGACATATTTTGGAACAGCAATACCATTAGTTGACGATGTTATAAAAGTTATAGAAGATGAGCTTTCTAAAAAAGAGCTTGACCCAAGGACTACTTATCAAACACCCGGCGGCCAAAAAATAGACATGAAAGATTTAATTTTAGATGCTGATGGAAGGATAGAAATTAATATGCCTGGTATCACTCCAAGAGATCGAGATAGAATGTCTGACCTAGCAACAGAAAAGTTTGACAAAATACTTGAGTCTAGAGGTATAGCAGGATCTCCAGGGATGATATATGCAAAATTAAAATTTATGTCTGACTTGGCTAAATATGAAGCTGCTAAAGAACTCGGTTACTCAGATAAACAATGGAGTGACTCTGAAGGAGAGTTAGTTTCTGCTAAACCAGAATGGGAATCTTACGCGGCATATGAGGCTGAACCTGAGGATTTAAAAGAAAAACTTCATACAGATATTGCTAAAGGAAAACAATTAAGCTTTACTCAAAATCTTAAAGAAAAGAGAAGAATTGAAGACTTTATGTTCAAAGCAATGGATAACAACCCTCAGTTGAAACAAGCATATAAAGATGCTCCTGATGGCGGTAAATTAGGTGTAAGGGAATATTACAAAGACTTATATTTATACGAAAAATATAGAGTAACCGATAGACCTAAGGAGAGAGATTATTTCAAATATGACGCTCAAGGTAAAATAAAACAGACTGAAAGCATCCCACAAGAAGAAAATTAAACTAAATTTGTAACACTCATACTATCATAAAAAATGAAAAAACCAGAGAAATTATCTCAACCAGTTGTAAACTTACTCCTGCCTCGTTTGCAGGATGAGTTTAATGCCGCATATTTTTATCGCTCTGCATCTAACTGGTGTAAAAATGTAGGTTACTTTATAGCTGCTGAGTTCTTTGCAAAGGAATCAGAAGATGAGTTTGGTCACGCCAAGAAGATTGAGAACTACTTAGTCGATTGGAATGTGACTCCTGCCCTTCCAACGATTCCAAAGCCAACACTTGAGTTCTCTAGCCTAGAGCAAGTTATCACTATGGCTTATGATATGGAGTATGCTCTGTACGAGGAGTACGAAGACACGAGCATGAAGATCTTCAAGATTGGAGACCTTTGCGTGTTTGACTTCCTCCAACAATACCGCACAGGACAGAAGGATGCTGTTGCTGAGTACAGCGACAAACTCAATATGCTTGAGGGTACAAACACAGGAAGTAAGTTTGAAATGTTAATGCTTGAGAAAAAATTATTCTAATGAAAGCACCAAGTTACAGAGAGGTAAGAGAAGTTGCTTTAAAGAAGGGTTACCAATGGTTGCCCTTTCAACTTGTTAACATTCGATCTATTGCTGACAATCCTAATCAATTTGATGACTTGTTAGGCATAGTAAACAATGGAGAGGTAATTTGGCACACAGGTACAACTAATCCTGGCGTTCATTGGCTCAAGAATTTCCTCAATCCAAAAGGTACTGCTGTTCTTGCCGAAGGTCAGCACCTTAACTCTTGGGTAATTGGAAAACATAAAGATCAAGAGGCTTTGGTTCAGTACGCCCCTCTTCCTGTTTACAGAGACGGAAACAAGAACGACAAAAGTGAGCAGGTAGGTAAGCCTATTTATGGTCAGTACGGAATTAACATCCATCGCGCAAACGCTAACGCAATTAGTAAAATAATTGACAAGTGGAGTGCAGGATGTCAAGTAAGAAACAACCCGAAAGAACACGAAGAGTTTATGAACCTTTGTAAGAATAGTGGGGTTAAGTATTTTTCATGCATATTGTTTAACGAAAAAGATTTTTTATAATGAGCAACCACCAACAGCAAATAGCGGAAGGAGTAACAGGTACAATTAGTAGCATTCTATTATCTATTCCAGCGTGGTTGTTGGACGTGGAGTTTGCGCTTAAAATGTTTTGCCTTGTACTATCGGGTATAGCGTCTATCTATACCATTATTAAAATGGCCAAGAAGAAGTGAAATGGTTAAAGTCACTATTTAGCAATGAAGGGGATGCAAGTTCAAAGAGATTTAGTGCAATACTCTCTCTACTCGTTTGCATATCGTTGGCATATATTGCTACATTCACTCCCTATCGATGCCCTGACTATATGTTTGAGGGACTACTCGTTATAGCAGGAGGAGGTTTGGGACTTACAGTTATTGAGAGTATCTTTACACGATATAAGAAGAAGGATGACACACCATCCGAACAATAACAAAACACAAAACATATGAAATGTTCTTTACCATTCTCTCTCTCCAAGGAGGAGAAAAGTCTCATTGAATTATATACAGCCATCAGCGACTCTGTGAACACAGGAGAGATTAGGTGGCAAATCTTTAAAGAGGAATCTATCGCTCCAAAGAGCGTGAAGGTTACAGGTTATATGACCATAGCCGACAAGAAGAGCGACACCTTCTCTGTGGTATGCGAGGATGACAAGCCGAGAGAGGCTCTCATTGCCATAGCCAATATGAAGTTACTCGTTATGACCTGCACTTCTTTAGGCATCCCTATCGACTTTGAGTTTGAGAAGCCGAAGAAGGAGACTGAGTTTAAACCTATAAAGAGTTGGAAGGTGGTAGCAGAAGAGCATGGAATAGATCCGGTGGAAGTCGTTAAGTGCCAAGACCTCCGTTCCCTCACCCGGTATTGCAAACCATCTAAGTTCCCAATAGCACAAGCGTTGGAGGCAACCTCTCAGAAATTTAACTCCGAGAGAGTAACTGTTAAACAATTCTTCGAATTCATCTGGGGCGAGGAGAACTACAACAAGGTTCGCTCCCTCTCCTCCAAAAAGAAGAAGGCTAGAACCATAAGTGTCCCTCAAGTAGAAGAGGTTGAAGAGGAGGTTGAAATACACGCAGAGAACCGAGGCCACCAAGACACGAAGTATGTGATGGGGAAATTAATCTCGGCAGGAATTAATAGTATAAATTTTGAAGAGAAGGCAGTAATAATGTCTGAAAGATATGGTAATTTTCAGTATTTTTGTATGAACGCATCCGATGACGAGATTGCGTCTGTACTAATGCTTGAGCAATGAATGTTAATGTAACAAAAATACAGCGATTATCTAATGGAATAATTCAGTTTTATAACGGAACTGATATTATAGACTCTTTTAGCATTACAAGTTCTGTTTCAGTTCTTTTTGAAAATAATTTAGCAAAAAGTATTTCATTCATAAGCAATGTAAAGACCCTCTCGTTCAATGTATATAATGTCCAATCTGTTTACGGAGCGACTAGTAATAAGATATATTCATCAGGAATAGATCCATCTGATACAGGGTCGGCATATATAAGTAGACTTTACGACATATATGCATTTATAATCTCAGATGTTATTCAAGGATGTTGTCCTGGACCTACCTTTGTTGGTGGAGTTGTAGCTGTATATCCTAACTACGCATCCTTCCCAGCAACAGGACAGGAGGCAGTTATATATATTGATGAGGGAACAAACCAAGCGTATTTTTGGAACGGAACAAGTTACCAACTTCTTGTAACACCTGGTGTAGAGCAATATGCAAATTTTGCATCTTTTCCTATTGTAGGATCTACTGATGTTCTTTATATCGACATGAGTGTTCCTGAGTCATATGTTTGGGATGGTTCAACTTATCTTTCTTTAAGTGCAGGAAGTGTTGCGTGGGGGACTATAACAGGAACTCTTTCGGCACAGACCGATTTGCAAGCCGCCCTAGACGCGAAGTTTGACGATCCAACAGGAACAACTTCTCAATATATAAGAGGTGATGGAACACTAGCTACCTTCCCTTCAATACCAGGAGGAACAGTAACAAGCGTTGGTACAACAGGGCTTATATCGGGAGGACCTATTACAAGTTCAGGTACTATTACTACCTCAATGGCTACTAACAAGCTTGTTGGTAGAAGTACGGCAGGTACAGGAATAATGGAGGAGATAAGTGTTGGAAGTGGATTAACTTTAACAGGAGCAGGTGTATTAAATAACACAGCTACTCCTACACCAACAGGGTACTACGGAGCATGGCAGGATAATTCAACTCAGACTGCGGCTGCGAGTAATACGGGTTACGCAATGATTTTTGGGACTACTGATTTAGAGAATCAAGTCCGCGTAGTAAGCAATGGAACAAATTTAACTCGTATCACCTTTGATAATACAGGTATATATAATCTCCAGTTCTCATCTCAGTTCCAAAACACAGATAGTACTGAAGGTGATGTAACAATATGGTTGAGATTAAATGGTGTTGATGTTCCGGGAAGTTCTGGATTTGTATCTATTCCAGCTAAACATGGAAGTGTAAGTGGTCATACTGTAACCTCATGGAATTATCTACTTAGTGTAGTTGCAGGTCAGTATTATGAATTGATGTGGAGTACTGCTAATCACACTAGTGTATCTATGAAGTACTATGCCGCAGGTTCCCCTCCACCATCTACTGCCTCGGTAATTTTAACCGTTACCCAACAGGCAGGTATTATGGCAGGGACAGGTATTACCGCTATTAACTCATTAACAGGAGCTGTTCAGACTCTTAACACAGGAACTACAGGAACAGATTTTGCTATTTCCTCGACAGGAACTACCCATACATTTAATCTACCTACTGCTTCAGCAACTAACAGAGGTGCATTGAGTTCAACAGATTGGTCTACGTTTAATGGAAAGCAAGATTTGTTAGGTTATACACCACTAGCAGGGGTTCATTCTATTGTACCAATGGCGAGTGGAGATGTTACATTTAATGGAATAACTGCAAACATTGGAACTGCTGGACAAACTGGAAATAGCATTCGATTAACACCTTACATTCCTGCTCAATCAATTACAACGAGTAATTTGTACATCAACGTAACAACTGCAACGGCAGGCTCATTATGCACTATTGTTGTTTATTCAGATTTAAACGGAGTTCCAAATAATAGACTATACGAAAGCGCAGATTTAGATTGTTCTACAACAGGTTTAAAGACTGCGGTAACTTCATTTAGTTTTGTAGCAGGAACTCGTTATTGGATAGGAATAAAAACAAACGCTACAATATCAACGAGAGCTGGTTTTACCACTGCATCATCACTACCCTTAAGCTCAAATGTATCATCAACATTTATCTCTTATCAAAAAACAATAACTTATAGTTCACCAGCACCAAATCCAATAGGAGCAATATCATTGAATGCAAGTGGTGGTACGATTGTTTACATAACTAAAGCGTAAAAAAATGACAGAGCCAAAAACAATAAGAAACGAGATATACGATGACAACGGTCTTGTGCGTGTAGAATTTATTGTAGTAGAAGAATCAGAAGAAATAAAAGAGTAGAAAAATATCGTAAAAAATTTGGAAATACAGAATTAAGTTTCGTATATTTGCCATCATTGTTTTATCTTTCATAGATTTATTGATTATTGATTTAGGTTACATATAAGGGGGAGCAATCCTCCTTATTTGTTTTAAACACAACGCCAATGAAGTGTCAAGCCGAGGAGTGTTTTTGTACGGATTTCAACCGTACATTCTGTAAGAACTACAGAGAGGATGCGAAGCCTAAGTCTAAAGGTCTCAAGCGTACTCCAATGAAGAAGAAGTACAAGGCTACTGGCGAGATGGATCTCTTCAAACATCTATGGGAGACTCGCAAACATCGTTGTTACGTCACAGGAAGAGAGTTGGAGTTCTCTCCATCAATCTGTTTCCACATTTTAGGTAAGGGAGCATTTCCTGCCTATCGTCTCAACCCTTCCAACATCATCTTTGTGAATGCGGAGTACCACACAGATTGGCACACAATGTCGAGAGAAAAATTGTTGCAGAAGGATCGTAGGTGGGAGTACGTCTTCAAACTCTACGAGATGCTGAAGATTGCGTACTACAGCGAAGGTTTATAGTGTGGTTCTTACACAGCCTGATCTGATTAGAGTCGAAGTGTTTTATCTCTCCAGTATCCTCCAAGGCAACCACCCATACAGTATTATTTTGCATTCCGTAGTCCATGAGGAATAGAGCAATTCCATCACCTAGCTCTGTCTCTACCCAAAGCACCTGTTGTATTTCATGTATATTCATTGTAACAAATTTAGGTGTATATTTGTTACATGAGAAATTCTTTAGCAGGTACTAAAAAAGGCAAATCAGAGAGTGCCAAATACTTTCAGTCTAATCCAAAGGCGAAGGCTAAGAAAGATGCGTATAACAAGGAATATCATTCTACTCCCGAGAGACGGAAGTATCGTTCAGAACTGAACAAAGAGAATCGCAAGGCTGGAACTTACGGCAACAAGGATGGCAAAGATATGAGCCATACGAAGAAAGGAGTGATAGTACGAGAAAAGCAATCTAGCAATCGTGCTAGAAACGGAAAAGGCAGTACTCCACGTTTGAAGTAACCGCCTTCGTTCAACAGCTAAAAAATAAAATTATTCGAGAGGGACTATAGTAACTTCCCAAAACTCTTTTCCTCGTGGGACAATTAGTTTGTAGAGATGGATCTCGTAAACATCCTTGTCATTAAACTTATACTTCTTCTGCATGATGTCCAACACCAACTTGGTGGGATTGTCTACGTCTGAAGCTTTGTTAGAAAAGCCATACCGTATGTGAAGTGCGACCTTGCCTTGGGGAAACCGTAGCCGGGGCATCATCAATAGGCATGACTTTTCATATTCATTATAATCTTTTGTCTTAAATCTTCTGCCCTGGAAGGCTTTGTTTATGGACAAAGGTTTTATGTTAACCTTTATTGTACTCATCTGTGTTCAAGAAAACATTTATAACTCTCTCTCTCATTTCCTGATCTTCTATAAACGATAGAGCCTCGAATAGATGTGGAGTAGTAGTGTTTTCGTGTGTAAATTTAACAAAAGTTGGGTTAATTGCTTCAATATGTCCCTCATAGTTTTCAATAAGTGCGACAGTTTCTCCAGAGACAATTCCCCAAGCGTGGAAGTAACCAACCTTCGAGTTGTTGAATGTTATAACTTGGTACTCTCCGTTCCACATATAACAAGCACCATCCTCAATTTGGATGTCGTTCCAATACCTAACCTTCCTTCTCATTGCCCATGATAAGTAGCACGTCAGACTCCATTATGAAGCCAACCTTTATACCCTTTTCTTCAAGGTAAACAGGAGTCTTTTCGTTGAAGCGGATGATGTCACCGAGCTTAACCTCTTCAATCTCTGGACCTACTTCGATAACCTTTCCCTCGATAACTTGTGTTCCAATGTGGGATAGGTCAAGTGCTGATGACTTGACAAGGTCTTGTTCAATTGGTAGAAACTTAATTCTGTCAGATAGTGTTTTCATATGTGTTAGTTTAAAAGTTTAACGGTTAGTAATACTCCTCCAACAAAGGATACCGGGATGCCGACAATGGAGATAGTCTTCCATGTTGTTTTCTTGGTGTCAAGAATCCAATACGAAGACTCCAACTCATCGTACTCATCCTGCTTTAGTTTATACTGCATATCTAAAGCCTCGTATTGTTTTATCTTGGCTTCGTAAGAAACCTTATAGTCATTGGCAATAACATCCAAGATGGAAATCTGCTTCTCAAGGTTAGCAATCTTACTCAAGTGAGTATCGTACATAGAGTGGTAGAACCTCTCCGATGCCGCTATCTTGTTAATGATTTTGATTTCAGTATCCTTCAGGCAGGTCAAAGTATCCTTGTTTATCAAGATCCTTGAACTCGTTGAGGTTAGTTGAGAGAAGACTTGATTGCTGACTAGGAGTAGCAAGATCAATATACCTTTTTTCATCTTTGTATTTGGTTTTAGTTTCCTTTGACTTGTTATCTATAACTACCACATCCCCTTTCAGACCTATTAGTTTCTGCTGTAACTGGGTAATCTCCACTTGTTTGCTGTCAATAATCTTCTGCTGTTCCTCTATTTGACTACGAAGAATTGCTTCAGCATCGTTATTATCCTCCATCTCCTTAACGCTTAATATGTGGATGGTTGCAATGAATGTTAGAATACCTATGGCAAGTGCTAAAAATTTGTGGTGGTCTTTCATGAGAATTGTGTGCAGATAAAGGTAATGATTATTACGATAGAAAGGGTGATAATTTCACCCTTCTGTTGTTGATTCAGAGTCCATTCTTTTCTGAACTTTCTCTCTCTCTTCCAAAGCTTTTTCATCCTTGTATTTTTTTATTAATTGAACAATGTCGTAGTAAGAAAACCAGGGTAGTGTAGATATCTCTGAGATCAGGTCTTCAGCGTCACCCATTGCTCGGAGGTAATAGTCACCACCCTCAATGTCGAAGAGGGCGGTGGCTAATACTTTGTATCTCTGCTCGGCAGCTTTAACGAACTGGTTACCTTTCATCTTCACCTCCTTCTCCCAAAAGGGTGGCCCGATTTGGTCGGAGATGTTTACAAATGCATTCGCGTGTAGCATGGATGCAATTATCTGATGCTTTTTGTGTTCGTCTAGAATCATCGGTTGCCTAACTTTTCAATTAAAAATTGTTTGTATTTAACAGCCATTGCGATGGCATTGTCCAAAATTTCTTTTGAATCCGGTTGTAAATGTACAGGAATTATCGCTAACTTGTTCTTCCCATCCATTCGCGGATCGTAAGAAATAAACATCCCCTCTTCCTTTCCTGCGACAATCATATTCATTTGCAACTGCCACCAATAAGGTTTTCTCTGCTTGAATAGGTCATCCTCGTCAACTAACAAGAGGTTCTGAACGTGGTTCTCGAAGTTGTACGGACACTTAATCTCAATCACACCGAAGCGTGAGCAGATACCATCGGGAGAGCCTCCTGCGTGGTCTCCATAGGGTAGAAACCCTACAGAGTCAACATGAGATTCCATCATCTCGGCATATAGATTACAAGCCTCAGCCTCGTGTTCCACACCCCAATCGGTAGCCGCAGAGTTAGTGGTCTGCTCGATTCCAGTCATTTCCTCGGCAACCTTCGACATGATGTAAGACTTGGTGGTTTCGGACAACTCTCCGTTCTCTCTCGCTGCCTTCGTCTGAGGTTGAGTCATTAGTTTGTATATCTCTGATGCGGTAAACTTACCAACACGAGCGTTAAACCAAGCCTGTGAGCGTTGGTTAGACGCTTGTGCTTGTTCCTTTAGGATTTCGTTTAATAGATTATTCATTGTCCCCTCCTTTAACTTTTTTACGAGCCTTTTCAATTATCTCTTTCTTCTGCTCTGGATCAATCATTACTGACTCATCAGACAAAGCAGTCTCAAGTTCTACCACGTTGGTAGTCTTCTCAAGTAAGCGTTCAACTTGCTCCTCGCTCATCTTCACATACTCAACGGTCTTGTACTCCTCGTTGTCGATAGAGATAGCGGTGTTAACCTTCTCAATCTTGTCCAAGGCAAAGGATGACTTCGGGATAGACTTCCAACCTCTCTTCACAACGGTCTTACGAGCCATCTCTGCATAGTCAGTTGACCATGGGCCAACATCCTTGCGACCAGTCTCTGAACGATTCTTGATAGCATCGATTTGTGGCTTCCACATAACCTCGAATAAGGTCTCGTCATTGTGCAGTACAAAGATTGCGTAAACGGCAATGATGTCCTCAACCTTAAAGGTCTCTCCCTTCGGCTTGTGGTTGATGCGAGGTGATGTACCTTGAACGATGTCGAAGTCATCCCCTCTGTAAACTACTCCCGAAGAAACCGACTTGATAATCCCGGTGTCAGAGATAAGTTTAATCATCCCCTGGTATCCAGGCATTAGTTTAGCGTTGCCCTTGAAAGGAACGAGGTAAGCCAAGTTCATCACAGGGTTCAGAGACAACTTGGTCAATGCACAATTGTACACAGCCATTGCAACTGATTGTGGGTTAGAATTCGCTAACACTTGGTTGTTGTTAGCAGCTTGGATGGCGAAAGACATCTCTCTCATGAGGACTTCTTCTCCTCCCATCAGTTTAATCATTTCCTCTCTGCGAGGTTCGATGAACGGCATAACCGTCTTTGGTGAAATTGTTATGTTTGACATAATTTATAAGTTTTCTTTATTAATGTTTTGCGAATGTAACACATTATTCGAAACCCTCCAAAACTTTTTTTGTAAATTTTTCTAATGTTAATAAGTAAGGTTCGTGTTCGAGTTTTATGTCTGTACCCCATTTGCTAAAAATCTGTTTGAGAATCTTTCTCCTCTCCCCTTGTGGAAGGTGTAAAAGAGCAAGGTCAAAGTACACATATGACTTCGGATCTTGTGGTATGCCCAGAGAGATACACATCTTGTTCACCCTCTTGTGCATCGTGTCGAGAATCAGATATGCGTCTGCTCTTTTTAAATACTTTTGGCTACGAGAAGATTTTGCCATTATTTCTTGTGTCGGTTCTTTCTATAGATGACTTAATATTTTTCCAATCGACCAGGTCTTGTTTTTCGAAAACCATCTTTCCATGAAACAAGGACATCATCCTTTTGACCTTAGCCGGATCAAACTCTGGTCTGAATATCTTCAAAGCGTTCCTCGGATTTATGTCCTTCTCGGCAAAATAGGTGAGCCAATTTGCCCTATACTTGTGTTTCGATTTCATGCTTCAAGCGTTCAATTTTCTCTCTAAATTCCTCCACCTCATCGCAGTATTCGAGTATCGAATTGATGACCTTAATGACCTTCTCCTGGTCTCTGATTGGCTTCTTTCTACCCACAATGTCGCTCATCCAACGCTGTCCATTACCACACTTATGGTTGATATAAGCCATGTTTAACACATCGGCATGAGACCTGCACGTCTTAATAAAGGACATCAGTAGGGAATCTCCAACAACCTTTTTCTGTGGCTTATTTTCTTGCGTATTGTTCAAACTATTGTTGTGCTGTAAAATGTGTGCGAGAAGTTTTTACAAACCAAAAGTAGTATAAATGCCAATAGAATCAAAACTTCGCACCGTCTTACATATTGCAGAAAGTGATAGTAAAATTTTGGAAACCGGGCGGTGATCCGGTGAAATTCCAACCAGCCATCCCGATATGCACATCAATAAGACATAACTCTCTGAAAATTAGGCACAAAAAAAAAGGATGCTGAATTAACAACATCCTTTTAAGATTATCCATGATTAAATTCTCATTCGATATGACATACGATGTGAACTACAGGTAGTGCAATTGCTCCAAACACAATCAGAGGAATGTATTTAATTAACAATCCAATGAAGAGGAGAGATACGATGACTATGTAAGATGTCATCAGAACTGATTCGATTACTTTGT